GTGCTACTCTCTTCATGTGTTACTCTTTTCAGGTGTTATACTCATCAGGTGCTACACTCATCAGGTGCTACACTCATCAGGTGCTACACTCATCAGGTGCTACACTCATCAGGTGCTACACTCATCAGGTGCTACACTCATCAGGTTGCAGAAAATAAGGCACAAAAAAACCCCGCTAAATTTAACGGGGTGATGTTATCTAAAAAAGTTATACGTTCGCACGAAAATTGAAAAGGTTGTCTGTTGGTTTTTTTGTCTAAATCTTATAACAAACCTTTATTAATCTATCTTTGTACGTCTTTTGTTTATTTCGTTTTCTATCAATTCATTTATAAAATAATCATTTTCTATTATAAAATCGTAGCCGTTCCACGTGTTGGGGTTTGGTACTTTGTACTTATTTGTACACTTTATCCAAATATTAACGCCTACATTAAAAACGCTGATATTAAAATAAAGATACTCTTTATTAGATTTATACGCCCTCAATAGTTCGGGCGTTGAGGTTGCTTGTATTATATCGTTTAAATTCATTTTCTAACTGTTTATATTTATTATCATTCCTATTAAGTTTATAATTCCATACATAGCACCGATAACACAAAAGGCAAGGAATAAGGCTAGAGGCTGGTTGTCATCTTCGTTGTTCATTTTTTAAGGTTTTTAATTCTATTAAATTAGTTTCATATAAGTTATTTTTAATCATAAGATTAAATTTTGCGTTTGCGGTTTCTATTGTTTTAAATAAACCATTTGAACAAAAGGGGCTTTTTGTAGTTTCATAGACCGCAAAACTATTGCCGTTTTTATAAGGTTTTATTAATTTAATTAAGTTAATATTTGAACCGTCGGCAAAATTTGCGTATTTAATTAATGGGCTATTAAAAACTCGTTTTGGTAGTATCATTGTTTTGTTGTTATATCGTTAAAATTCGAAGCCTGTAACATTATATAGTTAAAATTACCGTTGTATAATTCATTTTCTAAAATAAAGCCCTCATTTTCACAAATGAAATTTAAAATACTATGTATTTCGTTATGGTCTAAATCCTTAAAATTCTCCATTCTATCAAGCCAAAAGTCTAAATCATATTCATAAAAAGAATTAAAACCGTCACGGCTTTTGTGGTTTTCAATTAAATGGGCGGTAAATTCCTCTAAATTATTATTTATGTATTTTCGTATATTTTTAGGGTTCACATCTATTTTACATTCTATTAAATCATTTGTAAAATTGTAATATTTCGGACTATGTAAAGCCATAAATTCAATAGACTTAACTATATCTAATTCAATCAAAAAATCCTCGACACATTCGCAAAGTTGTAAATTTAATTGACTGTAATATGTTTGATAGTCCCATTGTATTAAGTCATCGTTTTCTAATTCAGATAGTCCGTTTTCGGTTCTAATTTCGTTAATATAGTCTAATTCGCTTGACGTGTCAACGTCATCAAAAATACTACCATAATAACCATAAAAAGCGGGTAAATTTGTGTTAAGTATCATAATTTATGTATTAATATTAATAAAAAAAGCTTTGTGTTAATTGCGAACCCTCAAAAAATAATTTCAAATCTTTTTTGCTTACTTTTTCGGCTTTATTATTCCAAAAATGATATATTTTAAAATAACCATTATGTAAATCTTTACAAATTTCGTTTAAATCTTGAATATTGCAAAAATATTGCTTTCCTGTACTGGTCAAAACTTGGTACACTCTTAAATCGTTATTTATTAAAGTTGTCATAATATTATTTTTTTAATAGGTTTCTAATTTCTTGCTTTTCTTTTGGGCAATCTTGCCCCGCTATATATACCCATCTTTGCAAATGGTTATCAAATATTATCCTTTCTGCAAACCATCCATAAATAGGCGTATTTTTTAAATTGAATAGTATTTTTGTTTTAGTCTTTTTAGTTCCGCCTAGTAGTTCAACTATTGCGTTGAAACTTTCAAGCCTAAAATCCTCTTTAAATTTTACATTTTGCCACCCTTTACCGATTATATAGGCTCTTTCTGAACTTATATTGTATAGGCTTAATTGATGCGTAATTTTGTCTATGTTTTTTTTTGTTATTGTTCTCATTTTTTTAGAAGTATTGCGATTGTTATTCCGTTTTTTGTTACTAAAATTTGTTTAACAGGTTCTGTATATTTTGAATAATCTATTTTTTTAATTTCCATTTTATTAATTTTTAGCGATTATTTTAATTTCATTTTGTCCATTCATATAAACCATTACCGATTCATATTTAGTATATAATTTTTGCCTAATTTGTCCCGCTTTTCTTATATCGGTTTCTGTAATATAAGGCAAAGTATAAACGATTTCTTTAGTGTAGTTTTTCATTTTATCTAAGTATTAAATTGATTAAAAAATACGTTGCAACTATTGCAACGGTGAAAATTTGCGGGGCTTGTTTTGAAAAGTACTTTTTCATTATCTGTAACAATTTAAAGTTAGAAAATGTACACTTGTCGCCAAAATTGTAACGATTGCAAAAAATAAGATTAAATTTAAATTTTTCATTTTGTTTTAGGTTTTAAGATTTCCCGCTTAAACTATTTTAAGCGGGTGTTTTATTAATTATTATTAAAAAGTTAGTGCTATCCTTAAATTGCCATTTTGACCGCTTAAAATCATTCCTTGAGTATTTTCAAAGTTATCGATTCCTAACTCTTTGCTATATGCTAAATTTTCTTCCGTTAGTTTGCCTTGCAAACAAATATCTCTATTCGATATTGTAACGCTGTAAAATAATTCAATTTTAATTGTCTGTAATCTTTTTAGATTTTCTTTCATTTTATTAAGGTTTTAAGTTTGTCCGCCTATATGGTTTCTTTAACTTGAGTACAAAGATTAAAAATATATTTTGATTAATAAACTACTTTTTTAAACTTTAACATAAATTAATTTATAATTTAATAAATTAACAACTTTATTACAATATATTCAACAAATTAACAAATTTACCACATCCAAAATAAGACCTGAATAAGATAGGACCTGAATAAGATAGGACCTGAATAAGATAGGACCTGAATAAGATAGGACCTGAATAAGATAGGACCTGAATAAGATAGGACCTGAATAAGATAGGACCTGAATAAGATAGGACCTGAATAAGACAGGACCTGAATAAGATAGGACCTGAATAATACAATTTTGTTATATTTGTAACATTTTGTTATATTTGTAACATTTTGTGATTTTTCACTTTTACCCCAACGAGGCAACCCAACGAGGCAACCCAACGAGGCAACCCAGCGAGGCAACCCAGCGAGGCAACCTAACGAGGCAACCTATAAAATATTAAAATTAAATTAGGATATATAAATATTATTTTGTATCTTTGTTTTAGTATTGTCGCTGATACAAATAAAAAATTTAATAAAATTCCTGCATTGATATAGACAGCGACCTATTGATATGTGGGTTTTTTGTATTATGGAAGAAATATATAAAGATGTTATTGGTTACGAAGATATTTATCAAGTATCTAATTTTGGTAATGTCAAATGCTGTAAAAATGGTTTAATTAGAAATTATTATTTAGAGAAAAACGGATATTATTCTATTACACTACGTAAAAATGGAATTGGGAAAACAAGAAAAGTTCATCAATTAGTTGCAGAATCATTCTTAAATCATAAAAGATGTGGATTAAAATTAGTCGTTAATCATATAGATTTAGATAAAACAAATAACAAAGTGGACAATTTAGAAGTAATTACAAATAGAGAAAATTGTAATAAAAAACACTTAAAATCAACCTCTAAATATGTAGGTGTCCATTGGAATAAAGAAGATAGGAAATGGAAATCTACTATAACAATAAATAAAGAATTGAAATATTTAGGCTCATTTAATGATGAATTAGAAGCGTCAGAAGCATATCAGGAAGCGTTGTTAAATATTTGTTAATGATAGTTTGTAATTAAAATAGTCGCTATATATTTGCAGAAGAAATTTAAAACTTAAATTATGAAAATATCAATCAAACAAAATGAAGACTGTATTTATTTTAAAGATGTATACATTAACGAAGATATTGTTGGAACTGTTATGGCAAACGATAAAATGACTCCATTTGAGTGTTACCAATCTTTAAGGAATAATTGGGAAATAGACAATCTTGAGCTTGAAAACGATTTGCAATATGATTTAAAATACTAATATAACTATGAAAACATATTATGCAAGGTCAGAAAAGGAACATTACACGTTCAAAGCTAAAAACATATCAGATGCAAGAATTTGGATTGAAAACCATTTAGATTGCTCACAACAATGGACATTTGGAGAAGTTATGAATCCAACACATATAACCCCTGATTAATTGAAAGGAATCCTTGTAAAAGATACAATGTAGGTCGTGTATATGCTTGAGTCAAAGTAAGAGAATTAATCAATAGGGGATGTATTCATAACTCTTACAAATATACATATTCTTGGCAATCGTGAGAGAACGATAAACTTTTATCCGTAGCATTAATTTGTTGCGGATAAATTGTTATATTTGCATTATGACAGAAGAAAAACTTATAGAAATAGCTAAAAATAATCAAATCATACTGGACAGTAAGGAAATTGATATTGACTTTGTAAACCTCACAAGGCAACTTATGCATTCAACAGCAATTGATTATTTCACATATAAAAAGCGGACAGTTCTACTCAAAAGGATAGGTTGGAAAACCAATACAACTGATGAGGTTATGAATATAGTCGAAAGAGGATTGGCTCAATTGAAATACGATACCAAATCTGAAGTGGACATTAACTTATTGAAGTTCTTTAGATAACCCCTACGAGGCAACCTATAACCCCTACAAGGCAACCCAACAAGGCAATCCACCGAGTAAAAGGAATTACTTACATTGACATTCAACTATATTAGTCATTGAGTTTGTCCCAGTTGTAGTTGTTGAAATTGCTCCAGTTGTAGTTGTTGAAATTGTTCCGCTAAAAGTATTTGCATACAATCCTAACTCCTCATCAGATTTCATAATATCAATTATATTTTCCTTTTGAGTATCTTGGATTACACGCTCTAAATATAATAATCCATCCATAAGTTCCTCTCGGAAGTGAATCATCCATTCTAACGTACTTAAATCCTTTCTATCCATAGTTTTACCATATTTGGCAATTCCTACTTCAGAACGTTCTTTAAATCGATTTACAACGCTATTTACGATTGAATCCTGAATTACCTCTGTTTCCTTATACGGTTTTGCTTCAGTTCCAAAGTAAACCATTCCTGTGTGACTTATACTCATATTTCCTCTAAAACTTTATAATCTCCATTTTTATCTTGACCACTTATTTTACCTTCAGTTATATTAACTGGATTTGAACTAACAAACATCTCTTTGGACATACTGAGAAATGTATATTTCTTATGCTTACATTTTAATAATAATATATCCAAATAGAAGTCAGTGTCCACTGTAATTACAGCATCAGTTTCGTATTCTATATAATTATCATAATGTAATACATAACCATCTATATAAACTAAGTTATTTTCTTGTTTAAATGGTTTTGTTTTTAAATAGAAGTATACAATCATATTGCTACAAAGATAATAAATTAATTAATACAATACTACTCTTTTTATATATATATTTATTTATTGTTTTTTTTATAAATATTACGGAAAATAGACCCCCCACCCTATTTTAGCATTTCGTTTTAGGGGGGGGTATAAAAACGCACTTTTTTTTATTAAAAATTGAAATATGGCACTTATCAATACTTTTTTCCTACAAAACAGCGTTTGCAAAGCAAATGGTGCGATAAATATGTTAAAGTTTTCTAAATTATTTTGTGGATTCGTATAACTTATATAGATTTGTACTCGAAGTCAAGGAAACAAATTTGTGGCAGACTTTAAATATATTAAAATGGATATAGAACAATTAGGAACTGCATTAGAAAATCTTATTGATTATGTAGAAACAGAGTACAACGATGACATTTTAAATGCGTTGATTGAAGAAATTAATGGTATAGCTGGGACAATTGACAGGGTTAATAGAGCTATTAATGACATTGAACAGGAACGATTTACTTTTGGCGATGTTAGTTTAGAGTTAGAAGTAAAACTTGAAAAATTAAAAAGAAAATTAACCTTAGAAATATCAAGACTATAATGGAAGAAGTAATCCTACAACAGATAGAATCATTAGAATTAATAATGAATAGCCAACAAAGAAGATTGGACATAGCTACAAATCATTTAAAAGAATTAGCTAAAATTGAATCAAATTTCATTACCTTTGGTTCGTTATCAGCAGAAGAACAGTTAGATAAACAAATAATCCTATCACAATACTTATAATGAAAGAGATAAAAAAGTTTGACAAATGGATGAGAAAAACAGTACAATCCATATATTACCACGACAACGAAAGAATGTGTAACGCTTACGAAAGAATTAAGAAATGAAAGAAGGATATAAGGTTAATCAAACAATAGGCAATGGTTCATTTATAGAAGTATATAATTGGAGCAATTTAAACGAAGTAGGTCACTTTAAATTTTATATAATGCCTAAAAAACATAGTAGTAATTTAGTAGGGATTTGGAAAATAAAAAACAAATGAGCAATAGACACCAAGCATTAGAGTATAGCGAATACTACACAATGAACCATACCAACGAGGCAACCAATGCCTACGAGGCAACCCAGCGTAGCAAAGAGTGGTTCAAAGATAGATATGGAAAATTTACAGCCTCAGAGATACATAAGTTGTTAGGTGTCAAAGGTTTAGGAGAAACTGGAAAGTCTTACGCTATTGAAAAAGCAATTGAGGAATTGTACGGTCAGGTTGAAGATTCTTATCGTGGTGCAGATATGCAACGTGGAGTTGAGTTAGAGCCATTAGCATTTGCTAAATTCCAAGAGTTTCATCCTGAAGCAACTGAATCATTTATGTTTCCTTATGGAAAACACGCTGGAGCATCTCCCGATGGAGTTGTAGGTTCTGATGCGATACTTGAAATCAAGTGTCCAAGAGCAACAAAGTTCTTTAAGATTGTGGCTGATGAGAATATCGATAAGGAATATTATGCTCAAATGCAGATGCAAATGTTATGTAGTAATTCTGATAAGGCATATTTCTTCAACTATTGCATCATTGATGGCGAGGAATTTCACCACACAATTGAAGTAAAAAGAGATGAGAAAATGATTGCTCTTATTAAAGAGAGATTGGAAGAAGCTATTGCTATCAAGGAAGCCTATATCGAAAGAATAACCAATAACATTCAGAAGTAATGACACCAAAAGAAAAGGCAATAGATTTGTATGAAAAATTTATATTTCCTTGTTGGGAATGCGATGAATTCGCTAGAGCTAAAGAATGTGCATTAATAGCAGTTGATGAATTGATATATGAAACGCAATTTGAAGTTCCTAATATTAGACAAAGATATTGGAAAGATGTAAAACAAGAAATAGAGTTGTTATGATAACCATAAAAGAAATCAGTAAGAAGCGAGATATTCCTGTTGAGATTTTATATAAAAGATTAAAAAGATATAATATAGAATCAAAAAAGAAAGTAGGTAACACGCACTACTACAATAACAAGGTTGAAGTATTAATAGGACATACCCCAACAAGGTTTTTTCCTACTGAAATAAAAAAGTTAAAAATAATTCAATATCATTTAATGTTTCCTAATCAGACTAAAAAGACAACTGCTGACGAATTAGGAATTAGTTACGAGTATTTTATTAAGGTATTAAAAGACTGGAAAGATAACGATAATTGTATAACAATAAAAAGTAGATTATAATGAAACAACAAATTTTTATAAATGACATACACGAATATGATTATGAATTTTTACAAACTGGAAATGGGAAGCTCCATAATCTATATTACAGTAATGGAGGAGAATGGACTGAACACGTAAAAGGAATGGTAGCTATGAGTATTAAAGATGATGGTAATGGATTAGAAGGAATGGATGGGTCATCAAATAGAATTAATTACTCTGAAGCGGAACAATTATTTATATTGCTAAAGTTGATTAACTCTCCAGCGAAATACGAAATAGCTGAAAAGAAATTATTGTAATGGGAATATACGTACCGAAGAAAACACCTGAAGAACACGCTGCTTATATGCGTGAGTACAGAGCAAAAAATAAAGAACGCATCAAGATTATAAATCAAAGATGGTGGGCAAACAACAAGGATTTTATTAAGTTTAAGAAATTATTATGAGTAGATTTAATATAGATTTCTTTGAGTTTAGCTTTTTAGTCGAAGCGTGTATTCCTCCAAGACCAATTGCAAGAGCAATGTTTTGGGATGATGTAATTGACAAACATTACCATATGTTAATTGACAATGAAAGAGCAAGGTTGTTTGAGTGGATTAATAGAAATGCTTGTATGCAAGATGGTATAGAACAAGGCAATGAAGATTGCTTAATATTTAATGCGAGATTTGACCCTGACAATCAATACAAAGTGTATACTAATTACAATGAAAAACTTGAAGTGTACGATGCGTTTAAATGGAGTGATAGGTATTATATTAGAAAAGATACATCAATAGAAGATAAATTTATAATAAAAGTAGAGAAAAATGGCAGATATTTGTAAATGTGATGGAAAAGGGTGCGACAAACGAGAATTTTGTTATCGATTTACTGCAATGGCAGATAAATATAGACAGTCTTATTTTGTAGATGCACCGATAAAAAAAGATGGAACTTGTGATGAGTACTGGGAAATAAAATGTCCTTATTGCGGTCAATACGCTGGTATTCATAAATTAAGTTGCTCAACAGGTAAGATAACAATGAAATTTTAACTATATTTGTAGAATGAATAGGCAAGATTACATCAGATTGAAACAGACCAACCCCACCGAATTAATTTATATATACTATAAAGAAAAGTTTGATGGCTACAAACATAAACCCGAATTGAGTAGAAACGAACTAATGATGTACGTTCAAGCGTACGCTAGTACGAACTCCATTCTTAATTATGTTGTAACTGAATACGATAGGAAATTTGAGATAGTCTTGCTTATTGACACTAATGGACAATATATGAAATCATTATGAGAAACCACGAGATAAGTAAAATCTTAATGGATGCTGGAGTAAAAGAGCATCGCCTTTGGGATAAGCCAAGACCTAAATGGAATGATTATGACTTTATAGTTTTGGAATGCATCAGGCGTGGACTTCCAATCGAAAAAAAAAAATCGATAAGTGAATTTTCAATCGATAGGAGAATAAAAAGATTAAGTGATGGAAAGATATATGATTCTGTAAAACTTGCCGCTAAAGATAACGGTGTAGGTCTGAATCAAATTTACGACCATTGTAACGGATTAAAAGAAGTAATTAAATATATATATATCTATGAAGAAAAAGTATAGCGATTGGCAGAGAATATTAAGAGTTATGAATTTCAACTACAAAAGAGGTCTTAATTCTGAACGAGTAAATGAAGTGTACAGAAAAATTAACTTAATAAGATTAGCAAAATGATACAGTCAATATGTTTATTAGTAGGAATAGTTTGGGTATTAATGGAAGTAATTTACCATTATCAGGGAGAAATAACAATAGTTCCAATCAAGGGAATAATGCTCGGAGCATTATATAATAGTGAGAAAATTGAGGATGAAGATACTGAACACATTATACAAATACTTTTTTTTGTATTTTCTTTCAATTTTATTTGGATAACCGAGAATTAAGTATTACATTTGTCAAGATGTTATGGGGGAGCATCATAATTTCCCTTACTAAATTTTATATGCTATGAGCAATAGAACACAAGTTTTTTCAGGGGGTAGTAAAAATCCAGCTACCAAATTTTTAGAGTGGAAATCTGACCAAAAAGGATTTTCTTATTATGACAAAGGATTGTCAAAAAATGTTGAAGTATCACTTCCATTTAAGTTTGTTTTCCTTGACGAACTATCAACCGTTAAAGGTTGGAATGATGCAAGTTCTTCGGGTATTTTCGCAAATGAGGTTAAGTACCTTTCTAAAGAGCCAATGACCGTTAAGGCATTTAAAGGCGGAGAGATTGCCAAAGGATTGTACAATGAGATTAAAGACCGTGTAAAGAACTCGGGTGGACACTACTCAAAGTCTATCTACATTATGTTAGAAGATGGTGCATTAGCTAACATCCAGTTGAAGGGTTCTGCTACCCAACAATGGGGAGAGTTTGTGAAAGCAAACAGACAAAGCATTACTCGTACTTGGATTAATGTAGCAAGTGCTACTGAGAACAAAAAAGGTAAAGTTGTATTCTCTATTCCAAATTTCACAATCGGTGCTGATATTGAGGATTTAGATGCAAGAGATGCTGATGCAAAGTTTGATGAATTAGAAGCATACCTTAAAACATATCTTGCTAAAGTTGAACCTGAAGAAATTGAGGTTGAAGCAGAGATTGAACAAGATATGCCATTTTAGCATAAAGCAACTGGCTTTAGAAAGTAAAGAAAACTAAAGGGAATACAAATCCACTTTACAGGGTTGTGGTATCGGGAGTACGACTATTAAGATAGTTTACAAGTTAGTAGAATAGGTGGGTAAGGCTAACATTTTTTATAACGTATGTTTGTTCCTGCTTTCTTACGTTACTTAATTCCCCTGAACTGAAATTCGGGGGTTTTTTATCCAATTTGTTCATTTTTTGCAGTTGTTCATTGTCAATGAACATTACCTTTGATGGTAAGAAAGACCCTAAAAAATGGGGTTTATCTAACAGTAAATAGTAAATTATGTAGTATATTGAAATAAAAGTATTATATTTGTAAACGCAAGTGAGACTGCTAACAAAAATTATTTATAAGAACCCGATGATTTAGGATGTCTCACTCCTTCTTTGTTGGGTTTTTAGTTTAAATTAATCATAATGGAAATATATAAAGATGTTATTGGTTACGAAGGAATTTATCAAGTATCTAATTTAGGTAATATTAAGAGTTTAAAGTTTAATAAAGAAAAAGTATTAAACCCTTCTTGCAGTAGTCCTGATGGATATTATAGGGTTAATTTATTTATTAATGGAAAATCAACATCAAGATTAGTTCATCAATTAATGGCTGAATCATTTTTAAACCATAAAGTATGCGGATTGAAATTAGTAATAAATCATATTGATTTTAACAGAACTAATAATAGATTAGATAATCTTGAAATAGTAACTAATAGAGAAAATACTAATAAAAAACACTTAAAATCTTCTTCTAAATATACTGGAGTTTATTGGAATAAAGCTAATAATAAATGGCAATCTATAATATACTTAAATGGCAAATTAAAACACTTAGGATTATTTAAAGATGAATTAGACGCTTTAGAAGCATATCAAAAAGCATTAAGTAAATTATAATAATATGAAAGTATCAGTTTTTAGAGATTTATTAAAATCAAAAGAAGTTCCATTTATCGTGCCAATCGAAAAAGTTGTTGCTAGAATTAGAGATGGCAAGAGCAAAGATTTAATTGAGCGTATTAGAAAAGGAGAAGATTTGAAAAAACAACTTCCTTGCATCTTGTTTGCAGGAGAATTTACCGAAAGAAATTCAAATGGATTAGTTAATCATTCAGGACTAATGGTTGTAGATTACGACAAATACCCCGATATTGTACATATTAACGAACATTTTGAGTTATTGAAGAAAAATCCACACTTCGTTCTTTTGTTTATATCTCCTTCAGGGAATGGTATAAAAGGAGTTGTAAAAATACCAGTAGCCACCAAGGAAACTCATCCTAAATATTTCAAAGCATTTCAGAAGAAATTTGACTTTGATTATTTTGACATTGCTAATTCAAATGTGGACAGAGTTTGTTTTGAATCCTACGACCCGAATATCTATGTTAATTACGATGCTGAAATGTTTGATGCAAAACTAATTGATGAAGGGTTTACGATTTCAGAACGTGTTCCATTAGTTCCAATTGGTGATGAGGATAAAATCATTGACAAAATAATGAAATTCAATTGGGGCAAAGGATTTAATGATGGAGAGCGTAATGCGTTTGTATTCGATATAGCTGGAGCTTTTTGTGAGTACGGAATCAGTCAGTATACTGCCGAAGGATATATTATCAATAACGTAATAATTGGAGATTTTACAGAACAGGAAGCAAAGAACACAATAAAGTCTGCCTACCGTAAAAGGCAATTCGATTCTAAATACTTCGAGGATTATCAGAAAATCGACAGAATTAAACTGGACTTACATCGTGGCAAAGCAGAAGTAATGAAAATCCACAACATCGATGAGAGTACGTTTGATGACTTAAAAGAAGTAAGTGAAAATTCTAACTTTTGGTTCTTGGATAAAAAGGACAATGTAAAAATTGATTCCCTTAAATATAAAATGTTTTTGGAGGAAAAAGGATTTGCTAAGCACTACCCAAATGGTAGCGACAAACCGATGTTTGTATTCATAAGCGAAAATAAAGTAAAAGAATCGTCTATATCAAGGATTAAGGATTTTGTTCTTACCTACCTACTTCAAGGAAAGCATATTGATGTTTTTAATTACTGCTCAACCTATCATAACTTGTTTACGGAGCAATACTTGATAATGCTTGAAACTATCGACTTAATGATGCTGAAGGATTCCAAAGATTATAGTTATATTCCGTTCTCAAATGGTGTTTTAAAAGTAACACAAACAGGAACAGAATTGAAGGAATATTTTGAGATGGATGAGTATATATGGGAAAGTCAAATATTAGAACGTAATTGGGTAAAAACAAAAACAACTGACAACGACTATCAGAAATTTATAGAGAACATATCCCACGAGGATTCTACTGCAATGAAATGCACGATAGGTTACTTACTATTGAATTATAAAAATCGTTCTCAAAACAAAGCTGTAATCCTTAATGATGAAATTATATCTGAATCTCCCGAAGGAGGAACTGGAAAAGGATTGTTTGTACAAGGCATCGGTCAGATTAGAAGAACAGATATTATAGATGGGAAGCAGTACGACAACAAAAAATCATTTGCATATCAGACTATATCGTTAGAAACCAAAGTACTTGTGTTTGATGATGTAAAAAAAGGATTTGACTTTGAAAATAATTTTAGTTTGATTACTGAAGGAATTACATTAGAGAAGAAAAATAAGGATGCCATTAAGTTAAATGTACACGAATCTCCAAAGGTAATTATATCAACCAATTATGCAATCAAAGGAGATGGACACTCGCAAGACCGTAGAAGACACGAATTAGAGATTGCTCAATTCTATGGTAAAAACTTAACTCCTGAACAGGATTTCGGAAGACAATTATTTGATGATTGGGAGTTGGAAGATTTCCATAGATTTGATAACTATATGGTTGAATGTTTGCAAGATTATTTTACCTTTGGTCTTATTGCACAAAATAGTAAGAATACCCAACTACGTAGGTTTATTGCAAGTACATCTCCTGAGTTTAACGAATGGACAATGGATAGCGAAAACTTACCGATGGGAATACGATTAGATAAGCAGATATATTTAGATAATTTCAAAAGAGATTATCCCGATTTTGCACAGTTTAAATTAACGCATAAACGATTCCAAATATTTATACAGAAATATTGCCAGTTTAAAGATTTAAAATATACAGATGGCAATAGCAATGGAATGAAATGGTTTATGGTTGGAGAAGTAGAGGAAGATAACGACTTAGCATTTTAACAATAGTCGAAATTTCGACTATAAATACAAAGTTTTAATTATGATAGAGAAATTAACGACAAAAGTGTCAATAAACACACAAGGAGAAGCGATTAGATTTGCTAATGAATGTTATGAAGTAGCAGAAGAATTTGCTATTGGGTTTGCAGAGTGGATGGTTATTCAGTATAATGAAGATACTATTTATTCAGAATGCACAACAAAAGAACTATTAGAAATTTATAAAAAAACATTATGAAACTAAAAATAGAATGTGAGATAGAAGTAGATGAAACTCTATGGTTTAATGATGATGAAGAAAAAGAATGGTTTATTGAATGTTTAAATGATGAAGAAAATACAATGCTAATCTTGTGGAGTAATGAAGCTGGAGATGAAATAGGGCAAACTTCTAATTTTAAATATGAAATATTATGAAGTATATATTAGTTTTAATGGCATACGAGCTTATAAGGTCAAAAATGATTTGGCTATGGTATTATTTAATAAAAAAAGGAACGGAATGAGAGCAATATTAGAATTTAATTTACCCGATGACCAAATGGAGTTTAATAGAGCAAATCAGGCATTAGATATGGCTTGTGCTTTGTTTGATATATTGCAATTGCGTAAGGCTATGGAGAGAAGATTTGAGAGTATAGATAATACTAATAACGATGTATTTGATGGCATAGATGCAATGGCAAAAGGAATATCAGATGCACTTTATGCTCACAATATAGACATTGATAAATTGATAGAGTAATATGGAAGAATGGAAAAAGATTAAAGATTTTGAAAGTTATGAAATAAGTAACTATGGTAATGTAAAAAGTTTGTCAAAAAAGCTAAAAAATAGATATGGATATTATTATTCAAAAGAAAAGATATTAACTTCTAATATTGGGTATCAAGGATATAGATTCCAAAAAATAAATGATAAAATGTTTTCTATTCATAGATTGGTTGCCGAATATTTTTTAGACAAAGTAGATGGTAAAAACATAGTAAATCATAAAGACTTAAATATATTAAATAATAATGTAGATAATTTAGAATGGGTTACAAATAGAGAAAACACACATCACTATGAAAAAAATCAAAATAGAAGTTCTAAATACATTGGAGTTAGCTGGGATAAAGATAGAAGCAAATGGACTTCTAAAATAAAAGTAAATGGAAAAACCATTAATTTAGGAAGATTTGAAAATGAATTAGATGCTTATAAAAAATATTTGAATTATGCAAAAACTGAGGGATTATCAAGTTCGTATAGCTAATGAAGCTAATAGTTTATTAAAAGAAAAAGGATTTGTATTTTTAAATATGCAAGTTCGTTTAGGTAAAACTTTAACTGCATTAGAAACTTGTAAACTATATGGAGCTAAAAAAGTTCTATTTATAACAAAGATTAAAGCATTTAGCTCTATACAAGGAGATTATAACAACTTTGGATATAACTTTGATTTAACTATCATTAACAAGGAATCAATCCACAAAGTATTGACTAATGATTTTGATATAGTAGTCTGTGATGAATCTCACGGTTTATTTGGAACATTTCCAAAGATTAATAAGTTCACTAAAATATATAAGAAAAGATTTCATAAAATACCTTCTATATCGTTAAGTGGAACTATGTCGCCTGAAAGTTTTTCTCAAATATTTCATCAGTTTTGGATTAATGATTTTGCCCCATTCAAACAATACACTAACTTCTACAAATGGGCGAATGATTATGTGAATGTTACCGAGCAAAATTTAGGTTATGCAAGGGTAAAAGTTTATAAAGATGGCATTGAAAGTAAAATTTTATCGCAAATACAACCGTATATTATAACTTTTACACAGGCACAAGCAGGTTTTACTTCAGAAGTAAACGAACATATATTAGAGTGTCCAATGGAGGATATTACTTATGATATTATTAAGCGATTAAAACGCGATAAGATAGTGCAAGGTAAAAGTGGATTGATACTCGGAGATACTGGAGTAAAACTTATGCAGAAGGTTCATCAACTGTCATCAGGAACTATTAAGTTTGAGGATGGTACATCGATGGTTATCGATTATAGCAAGGCAAAATTTATTAAATGGAAGTTTGAAAACGAAAAGATAGCTATATTCTATAAGTTTAAAGAAGAATTAAATGCTTTACGTCAAGTATATGGAGCAGAAAACTTGACAGAAGAGTTGGATGAATTTAATAATACTGACAAATGTATTGCCCTTCAGATTGTTTCTGGCAGAGAAGGAATTAGCCTTAAAAACGCAAAGTATCTTGTCTATTATAATATTGATTTTAGTGCTACATCTTATTGGCAGTCAAGAGATAGGCTCACAACAATGGACAGAAATACTAATGATGTTTACTGGATATTCTCTAAAGGAGGGATTGAGAAAAACATTTATAAATCTGTGATGAATAAAAAAAACTACACATTATCGAATTTTAAACGTGAAAACATTTTGTAATTCAAATTAAAGTATTATATTTGTCAAATGAAAAAGCCAATTGAATATAAACCACTACCTCCTGAATGTATAAATTTCAAAGGTGTTGAGTTTTGGTTAGACCAACGTATTCAATTAACTCCATTAGGGAAAGAAATTAGATATAGTGGGATTAGTATAGGAAAAGAAAGGCAAATGCAATACTTTCATAATTATAATCCAGTATTAAATAGATACACTTGGATATATACATTTATTTATTTAGATGGAAGTGGATTATTAGAATTTGAATGCGACTATGAAAATAAAATAAAGAGATATGTTAGAGAGTGCGATACAGAGTAATATTAAAAAGAAAATGCAAGATGATGGTTGGATTGTTGTAAAGTTGATAAAGACATCGATGAATGGTATTCCTGACATACTTGCATTAAAGGATGGTAAGATTCAATTTATAGAGGTTAAGCAAAAAAAAGGAGTTTTAAGCGAAATCCAAAAATACAGAATAAACCAACTAAAAGAAATGGGTTTTGATGTTAGAGTTTGGATAGGATATGAACAAGATTATGTTTGGGATTGAGGTGTCCTCGGTCGGGAAGTCAGGCGAAATGGTTCGGTAGTTTAAACTACAAGTAGGTTCGATTCCTACCCTGACAACAGCAGTTGCTTGATGTCAAATATGTACAGCAACAGACATTGGAGAAATTTGGCTTCTCACGAATGTTAAGTCCTATCGGGCAGAATAGGGGATGAGTACTTATGGTAGATTTTCAACACCTCCAACCTCATCAAATAGTCAAGTGGCGGAATGGTAGACGATAAGTGGGTACACACGAGATGCAGGCAGAGAGGTACATTTCAGCAGCATCATACAGGTTCAAATCCTGTCTTGACTACTAAATAAATTATAAACTATGAAAGAAAACGCAATGATTAAAATAAGCACTATGATTGAAGTAGCAAAGAGAGATTTGGACAATGACCCATTTTGGAAGATTGGAGTTGATGATGCTTACGCATTAATAGATTCGCAATTAAGAGAAATTGAAACATTGGAGTACATTTATAACTTAATACAAAACGATAATGAGTAATACACAAGGAGGAGTTCGAGAAGGAGCTGGAAGAAAACGATTAGATTATCCATTTAAAATCATTCAAGTAAGAGTGCCTTTAGAAATGGAAGGAGCAGTAAAAGATTTCATTAAAAAAATTAGAAAAGAATGGCTTATAGCAAACACACAGTAGAAAAAAGACTCTCTATATGGGAGTATGCCACAGAGCAAAAACAAAAAGCAAAAGAACTGTTAGAAAAATGTAAAGAACGTGAAAAACAGTTACAAAAGGTGAAAAGTAGTTAAATCTATACCTTTAAAAAATAAATAAAATTTAAGGTTATAGCTTTAAAAATAGGTTAAACATTGAATACCTTTGTAAATAAGTAGAGTTGGCGTTAAAGTTCGCTTGAGATGTTTACATAAAGATACTATCAGTAATGGTAGATGTGTTGTTCCCTTGAGAAAGGAAAAGGTAAATTAAACGTATAGAGAACGCCTCTATCAACACAAATGAGTTCTCAGCTTGACCCTACTCTTATCAGGGACTCTAATAAAGCACGGTGTCAATGAGGTATTGACTGATAAGAAAGAGGGTGCTAATAAATTTAAAATAGATAAAAATGAAAAAAGCGTTAATTGTATTGGTAATCGGAATAGCTCTACTTATTGGAGAAGTAAAATGTGTAATAAAAATGATAAATTGTAATTTTGAGCCAATAGGTAAGGCTGAAATATTTTATACTATTGGTACATTTACTGGGGCAGGATGTATTATAGGATATATAGATATTAAAGATAATTAGAATATAAAAACCCCTAATAGATTTATTTATTAGGGGTATACTTTTGCGGTGATTATCGCCTTTATTTACCGCTTAGCTAAACTTATCCTTCATTTCTAAATGAAGTTTGTAGGCTGAATTGCTTATTTCGTAAACTTGACCACAATCTTGACATTCCATTAGTCTTTTGATAGTCCCAAGTGGAGTTACAACATTTTTAAGTAGCACTACATTTTCACTTGAGCAAGAAGGACAACTGTATTTTAGGTTTCCATTTATAACTCCAGCGTGAGTATTGGGTTTAATATAATTCTGCATCGTTAAGAACACATCTTCTAACACAACTATATCCCCATCGCAGTAATTACCCATTTCCTCAAGAGCATCAGGATTACCTTTCATCACTTCTTTCCACATATCAAATCCACTATGCTTTACTTTTGCTCCAACTCCTAAAAATTGTGCAATATAATCCAACTTATTGGAATTGAAATTGAAGCCACTTTTAGCCTTTTTAAGCGTATCTAATGTCTTGTACGAGGGAAACATTGAAACCCTATGGAATATGCAACGTGTTCTTATCCATTTGATGTCAAACCTATCCCCATTATGGGCAATCATTTCATCAGCCTTGTTAGCCACCGATATAAAATCAATAAGCATTTGCTTATCACACATATCTTTATCCCAAGTCAGTCTATGGATTTTATCCTCGTGTTCCCACTTGTAAGAGATACATATAATTTTACGCTCATCGACAATGCTGTCAGGATGAATAGTTAGATTATATCCAATTCTCCAAGCATACACAAGATTTGGAGAAGTTTCGATGTCAAAGAAAAGTCTTTTGATATGCTCTTGGTTTTGAACAATGTCGAAATACTTATTTTCTTGTTCAGGAGTTAGTCGATAACGACCTTGCTTATTAATAGTAACTCCAATTTTGTTGGCAATATAGTGGTTAAATCGATACCGCCTTTCCGCATTTTTTTTCATATTAAATGGTTTAAGTTCCAAATATATGAATTTATTTTCTAATAATGCTTAATTTCTTCTCTTGTTCTTTGGAAATCATATATCTACCACTCTTATTTAGCTTTGCACCTATCTTTTTAGCAGTTGATTTATCCATTCTATATCTCCTGTTTGAGTTCTTTTTCATATCAATTTGAATTTATAAATTACATAAGCAGAGAGAGGAATTAATAACCATAACAAATTAAGCATTGGATTCAATTTACGCTCTATATCTTTAACTTTTCTATTTTGAGTTACTTTTGTGTCTTGTACTTCTAACTTTTCTTCAGATACTTTTATGTTTTGTATTGTTTTGTCTTTTGTCTTTTTGTAGCTTAAAACAGCGTTTCTGTAATTTATGCCATTTACTACAATATCTTTACAAGTATCTAATGGAGTTATCGTAATCTCATCAATCACAATATCGTTTTCAATCTTTATATCTTTTTTCGTCTCTATTTTAGTAGATATTTGCGACAAACTATCCTTCTTAACCTCATCTATAACTACCTTTCTTGTGCCACAAGATGATAACATTGTAATTACAATTGTAGCTAATAAAACAGATAGCCAAAACGTAATAAATCCTTTATTCCTTGAAATAAATGTCTGCTTCATAAATTCTTCTTTTAGTTAAACCTGCTAATTTTTTTGTTCCTACTTTATCCCATTTTAAAAACTCTGTACGTATAGCTGGGTCATTGTGATTTGCATTTACTTTCTTTAATAATGTGCTTCTCATAAAATTTGCCACTCCAACATTGTAAGTAAAAGATACTAAAGAATTGAAAGAATTTTGAGTTAATGGTTGTGTAACGCATTTAGAAACTTTTTTAGCAAAATTATCAGCAATGTCTTTAAACATATCAAATGCTTCTGCTTTGGTTATTGACTTATCCACCATAGTAACTTTTTTACCATCTTTATAAAATGTATTGCCATATCCTATTGTCGCTAATTTAGCAGGGCATAGGTATGGTTTAGCACTAAAGCCTTCAAACTCACAAATCATTAAATAACCTTTATTGTCTAACTTCATTTTGATAAAAGTTTTATAATTGTTCCTACTAATCCAGCGGTAAGTAAACCTGCTACAAATTTCAACTGTCCTATATAAACGGACTTTTTAGCCATATCTAATTCAATAAATTCTAATTTTTCTTTTAATGCTTCTATATCGTGTTTAATGGAATCAATATCAGAAATAACACCTTTATTACCATTTACTTTTGAACCGATAAGAGCGGAAGAAATATACTGTAAATCTTCTTTTATAAGTCGAAGGTGTTGTTCCATTCGGTCTAATCTTTCTTTGTCTTGAAATTCCATTTTAACTTTTTAATTTTGCAACTATATCCGTAAATCCTTGAATGCTTACATAAGCAGTAGCTATTATTACCCAATCTTGAGAAGTTAAATTTCCTGCGAATAATCCACCACAAGCTATTATAAATACCATTAATTTACGTGATATGAATTTACTTAATATTCTATCTAAATTTTCTTTACTCATATCCTGCAAAGTTATGCTTTGGGTTATTTACTATTATTTCATTACTTCCAAAATCAATATCCTGAATAGACATTATATCATAATGATAACCATCTGCAAATATTGGAGCAGTTATTTCATTAAAATCTTCATCATAAGTTCCTTCTGTAAGAACTATTAATCCAATATCAACTATTGCTTGTATTCCTTCTTTATAGTTGTTTTCTGCATCAATTAAATCTTTATCAATAAAATCAGCAATAGCAGTTTCTTTGTCTGTGTATTTTAATTTATATATATTCATTACAAAGTTGTTAAAGATAAACATTCAGCATCAGTCAAAGGAGTTGGGAATAACATAGTAGAATAAACTTTATGTGTTTCTAGTGTTCCACCCGCATTTTGGTCTGATAAAAATAAACTTTCATAATTTACAAAAGTTTGAGATGTAAAAGTATAAGCTAAAGCACCATTAAAAAAAATAGTAATTACACCCGTTGGTACATTCCATCTAATAATAACTTTAGTTCTTGCTACATTTGAATTTACTATTGTTTGATTTATAGTTTGTGATGAACTTGTAAATTTTCTAAATAATAAAGTTCCATTAGATTGAGGCGAAATAATTAATGAATTTGTCCCAAATGTAAATAAACATATACCATATTCTTGCGAACCATTTCCAATACCACTAGTTGAACTTTGGTCTAAAAACCAAGTACCTCCAGCAGATGTAATTAATCCATTTGTGTAAATATTACTTCTTGACATTATATCTCTATTCCTTGTAACTGTACTTGTTGTAGTTGGAATATAAGATGTAGCATAAGAACCTGTTTCTAATTGTCCATTAGTACAAGTACCGTTAACTGTTAATACTAAACTTCCAGCAGTTGGCGTAAATGTTAAACTAACTCTATTTGATGCTCCTGTTCCAGCTAATAAACCTGAAAAAGTACCACTTAAAGTTATAGTTCCTGTTCCATAAAATGATAAAGTACAAGCTACTCCAGTTGTGGTTATTGTTTGTGTTATAACTATTGAACTATTTAATAATATATTTGTTCTTTGAGGCTCTAATAATATATTAGCAACTCCATTTACATAATCTACTCTTGGAATACCTGTTGCTACATTTTCAACTAATCCACTACTATTGATTCGTGTAGCAGTTGTTGCTCTTGTAGTTGTTAAATCTCCATTTCCACTTGAAGGCACAACAGAATATAACTTATTAGCTTTATAAGATGTTGGTGTTAAAACTAAAGATGCTTGTGTTAATAAACTCATATTGATTCTAATGAATGGTTGTTATCTATTTTATCTAATATCCAAACTAATATATTCCCACATTTCGTAAGAGTATTTGTTAATTGATTCTTGCCTAATACACTTGATATTGTCTCATTGATGTCTCCAAATTTATGTCCACTTTCAAGTATTAATGTTTTATTAAATAAAGTTCTAAATTCTCTATTTCCAAATTTATCTAAATTGATTGCTGAGCTTTTAAAATAACCTTTTTTATCTTTAACAAATAACCAGTTGATTATAGTTAGTGGAAGATAGAGTACGTATGCTATTACAAATAAAATCATAATAATATCGCTTCAGATTGTACAAATAAATCATCCACCTGCTCGTCTGTAAGTTGCAATGCAGACTGTAATAATAAAACCGTTTGACTTGACCTTTCTACTGTTGTGCCATAATTCCAAATATAATTAGCAGCAGTTTTTGAAGGTTCAGGTAATGCTTCTAATGCAGTCTCTATTTGAGTCTCTAATTGCATCAATTTTAATACAGTTCTAATTCGCCATAATTGCACCTCGTAAGGAACAGATGGGATGGGAATGTCTACATACTGTACAAATTCAGGTATTTCATCTTCTGAAATTTCAAATAAAGTTGGATTATCAACTATTGATAGATGTTCTTCTAATGGTTCGTTGGCTACTACAACTGTGTAACTATCCGTTCCTACTGAATTTACTTGTCTTATGTGTCTCATTATACAAAGTATTGAATGGTTATGTATGCGTATCTATATGCTGCTGCTGTTCTTGATACTGAAACTTCGTAAACATTTGGAGTTCCTAATGATTTTATTCTTAATGCACAAGTACTTGCTGTTCCAGGTAAAGTTTTAGCAACAAAAATAATTCCACTACCATAATTCAATACATCTCCTACTGCTGTAACCGAAATAGGCAAAGCTGGTGTTGGTGCTGTATTTGGTAATTCACAAGCAACATTTGTTAAAGTACTTGCTCCTGCATTTGCATAAGATAAATTTATAACCAAAGTAACTAAATTTCCTATCTGCGAAAGTGAATAAGTATGTTGTGTAGCACCACTTGGAGCAGTACCACCTGTCCAAACAATAGTACCCGAATAAGTTTGATTAGTTAAATTTACAAACGGCTGTTCTGTTGGCACTGCACTTGCATTGGTATTATTTGCTAATAAAGTAAAAGCATTTCTTGAAACATCAACTGTACTAATTGTATTAGTTGTTATATTTATACCATTTCCTGCCGTTAAAGTTGGTTGCTTTCCGTCTAATTGTGTTTGAATATTACTCGTAACACCTTTAACTCTTTGTATTTCTTGTGCATTAGGATAAGTTGCAGTATCTCCTATACTTATTGTACCTGATGCTCCACCACCTCCAGTACTACCTAAAACTATACAAGGTCCACTATTTCCAGCAGGAACGGGGATTTGTGGGTTAGATAAAAATTCTTTTGTACCTGAAATCTGTTGACTTGTTCCTGTAATTAATCCAGTTGTTGTTGCTCCTCCAGCAATAGGTATATTTAATTGGTGATTCGTTCCTGATGATGTCCAAGCAGGAATTCCTGTACCTGTATTTGTAGTTGTACTAAAAGTTTGTGTTGCACCTGTAAGTCCATTTAATGAAGATATACCTGCACCTGATATTGTTAAATCGCCACTTCCTAAAATGCTATTTCCGTTTATAGATTTGATATTTACAGTAGATTGTAAAGTAGCTTGTTTTCCACTAAATTGAGTTTGTATAGAACTTGTAACTCCTTTTACATAAGATATTTCAGTAAGACTTGGGTAAGTTGCAAGTGGTAAACTAACCACATTTTTATTAGCATCAAAACTAGCTATTGTAGAGGCTGTTTGTAATCCTATTTTTAATGTTCCATTTGATACCTCTAAATTATTTTGAGCATTATATATACCTCCTCCAAAATGGTGAGTAGCTCCAGTTGCATTCATATAAAATGTTTGCCCCAATTCAGGGAATATACTTCCTCCACTATAAAGATACCTTCCAGCAGTTAAATTATCTGCAAAAGTTTTTGCCCCAGAAAATGTCTGTGTTCCTGTTGAAACTAATCCTTTTTGAGTTTCCGTTGCTAATGGAACTAAATTTTCAGCAAGTGAATGTTCCCATAAGGATGCAGTGTCATTCCAATATAATATCTCATTATTTAAAGCATCAACATTCTCTACATCAGCTAAATCTCTTAAATATATATTTGGCATTACAGATGTAGGAATAGCCGCTGAACTTCTAACAGGACTTGCTCCTCCAAATTGAAATTGATATGTAGGGTCTGAACCAACAGGAGATGTAAGTCTATTTGCGTAGTATTTTAAAACAACTCTGTCAGTTTCTAAAAAGATACCATCATTCCATAAAGCAGTTGCAGAAAACTCAACATAACCACCATTTGTTACAGGTAGTGTATAATCTGATTCTGCTATTAATGTTTCAGTTCCTGCTAAATTTCTTTTATATATTCTAAAGAAGAACTCCGCTTGACCTGTTCCACTTGTTCTACTTATATTTCCAATAGTTTTAAAATCAAAAACACCTGGATTCCCTGATATAATATTTGCATCTGTAATAAGTGAACCTACTAATTGTCCAACTGACGTGATAACACCTGTTGATACATCTACTGCTGTTGCATTATATCTTGTGTCTGCAATGTTTCTAACGAGAACAGTATATCCACTTATATCTGAAGCAGTTGTTGTAGCATATAAATCTAATGTAGAAGGTAAATCAGCAGAAGTTAAATAAATATTATTATCAACAGAACCATCAGCTTTTAAGAATTGATAATCAAAACCGCCTTGTTTAATTAATTTTTGTGCAGTTATATCATTCAATCCTAAATCGACATCAGTTGTAGCACCTGTATATGGAACTAAATTTGTTATTGTTGGTTTATTTAATATTTGAGCATCTCCACTAACTGCATTCCAATCTGCATTTACGTTTACTTCAGCACCTGTTGCTATTCCTGCTAATTTATTCTTTTCAGCAGTTGTATAATCATTTAAAGTAGCACCTGCTAAACTTCCATTCCCTAATGGAACAGTTGCATCTGTACCTGTATTGCTATTTATTGTAAAATTACTTATAGTTTGAGTAGTGGTTAAATTTGTAGCACCACCTCCGCCACCTCCGCCATAAGATATTGAACCATCTGCCATTAAATATTCATCAGCAGCACCACCTAATTTAACAAATTTATCAGCATTTATTTGTTGAGTATATCCTTGATTTACATAAGATATATTTCTTAAAACTGCTAAAGAAGATAATAATTGATTAGATGCTTCAACTGTACCACCATCGGCAATAGTTCTTAAATAAAAGGCATCAAATATAGAGTTATCCCTATCTAAATAATTTAATTGTAATTGTTGTGAATTGTCTTTATTATCAACATAAGTTGTAGTAGCTAATCCTGTAATTGAAGGTATTATAGGTTTGTTTAAAATTTGAGCATCTCCACTAACTGCGTTCCAGTCAGCATTAACATTAACTTCAGCACCTGATGCAATACCACTTAATTTAGTTTTTTCAGTTGCAGAAAATAATCCAGCATTTGTGCCATCAGCTAATGGAATAGTAGCATCTGTACCTGTATTGCTATTTACAACGCCATTAGAAATACCCGAAGTGTAAGTTAAATTAGTAGTTCCAACAATAGATGTTAGTGGAGTTGTACTTCCATTATCTAATAATACATTTGCACCTGTACCTCCGCTTTTAATAAATGAATTAGCAGTTATTGCATTAGTAGTTGTTGCACCGACATCAGTAACGTCTTGAAGGTTAGGAACTCCACTATATCCAGTGGTCGTTATCTTGTTGATATTAATAATATCAGTATTCGGTTCTACTTCAAAACTTACAGATGTGACAGTTTGAAATACATCTATGTTCTTTATATCTGCCATTATCGTGTTACATCATTAGTTATAATAAAATCTCCTTTGATTAATGTTTCAATCACACCATTGATATTAAATTCAATATCATATATATAGTTACCAGCTTGAATATCAATAACTTGTGTGTTAATCTTAAAACAACCTGTTGCAGCATTTGTGATTGTAATACCTGCGTTAGCAACGGATGTTAATTCCAAATAAGATACGCCATCTTTTTCTTTTCTTAATTGCATACGAATAATAGCACCAGTTAAGTCTTGTGGTGTACCATTAAGTTTATATACCATCGGTATTTGCTTAAACGTATCGCCTTTATAATGCTCTATATTTGGAAATTCTACCATAATTAAATTTATTTACCCTGACCAACATTTTTCTTAGTGTAATTCTTTGAACTCTTTAAAGATGACATTTTCGATTTTGCGTGAATGCCTTTTCTTTTCACTTTAACCTTAACCTTTTTAATATTTTCAGTATTCTTTGCCATTAGTTACCTTCTAATACGTTAATCCTAGCTGTTAACTCTTGTATAGCCTTAATCATTGGAGCTATAAGTTCTGTGTAAGTAACTGTCATTACTTCATCTCCACCGCCAACTGTATGGTCTTGGAATCCTCCAAAATCTACTCCACTTGCTTCGATTACGTCTTGTACCTCTTGAGCAATTAAACCGTGATGATAGCGAGTTCTTTTTTTACTTCCATCGTGAACTAAATTGGAAAATTTACAAGACTCTAACCATTCATCCATTATTATTTTGTGAGCAATTTTTTCATCTTCAGTTGCATCTTGACCTAATGGAGTTGGCATTTCAGCTCTGTAATCTTCCCGATAATCCCACTTATAATCAACTGCTCTCAAAGAGTTTACAAAATCTAATCCTAAAATTGTATCTCTAACATCTGCTTTATCCCTAATATCTGAAAAATTTGCAGTTCCCGATGAACTTAAAGTAGTAGTACTTGAATCTCCAAGTCTGACTTGGTTGCTTGCACTTACTTGAGCATTATATCCTAATCCAGTGCAATTTGTCCAAATAGTATTACCACCTAAAGCTGTTGTTCCAATTGCTGTGTTATTACTTAAAGAAGTTGCATTTCCCAATGCATTTAATCCAATTGCTACATTATTATTACCACCTATATTAGCACGTAAAGAGCCTGCTCCAACAGATGTATTACTATCCCCTTTTGTTTTTTCTGAAGATAAAGTACCAATAGCAGTATTATTTGTGTTAGATACGTTTTCTTTAAGGGCATAAGCACCAACGGCTGTATTTGAGAAACCCGCAGAATTTAAAGCCCCAGCTTGGTAACCAATAGATGTATTCTCAAAATTGCTAACTACTAAAGCACCTTGACCTATATTGACTCCATTTACTTGTAAATCCCCATTACTTAATTTAGTAGTGGTTGAAAACATATTGTTTATACTAGTAAATGCAGTTAATAAGCTATCTCCATCTCCAGCATCTCCTGTTCCAAAATAAAGTCCTAATGCCATAATATAATTTTTTTGTAAAGTTACGAAATTTTCTCTATTAATTGTTTGGTGCTAAAGTGAATTTTATTTTAGCAAAGTTCTCTTGTTGTGTTAATTCGGGTATTTTAACCGCTTCAAATAAGCTGTATCTTTTACTTCCAATATATAAATATGGACTTTCTAATATTTCAGCGGTCATAATTAAATCATCTATACTCATAAACTCTGATTCATACATCTCTAAATTATGTGTCTTTATATTTTGAGTAACTGTATTTTTTGTTGATGATTCATAATATGTAGTCAATTCAGATTGTCTTGATTTTTGTCTAAACCAAGTTTTTAATCCTATTGTTTCATAATAATTTGATGCTAAATCTTTATATGTAAATTTGGTAGTTCTATCTTCATCTAATGCTGTTATATAGAATGGATTTGTATAATAATTAGTTGAACCATAAGTAAATTTAAGATATATTAAATCATTGTAATAATCAAAAGTTGGGGTTATAGACCAATAATATGGAGCTGTTGCGTACACATCAATAGTCAAAGGAGCATTGTTGTCAATAGTTATTGTAGAATTATCAATGCGAATAGTGTTCATATTAATTATCTCTGTAATTGAATACAACAAATAACCCATTACAGAATCATCAGCAACTTTTAATACCGATACAACGTACGGATTCTCTAAAGCTATTGATGTTTTTTGTGTATATGTGTTATTAGGAAGAAGTTGTATTCCTCCAAACTCATAAAAACTGTTTCTTTGGCTATCTTTAAAATAAAGAGCTTCTGCCTTTGTCGTGTATAAATTTATTGCACTCATAATTAATAATCTAAAGAAACTGCTTCTAAATGAAATCTTAAATTTTGAGTACCAGCTTCGTCTTTTATACTTATCCAAACATTACTTGCATCTATTATTCTAAAAGTTGGACAAAAAATAGCCGCATCAGCACTAATATCAGAACCTGCACTTTGAACATGAATCTTAACAATATAATTAGTATTTATCATAGAAGTAGTAAAATATACACTAACAATGCTAACATTTACTTGATTAGTTACAGTAGCTGAAGCTATATCTCCTCCACGAGTTAAATTAGTTCCTACGGGTGTAGCTTCTACATCTAATCCTGTAAACCAACCTCTATTAGCAGGAATTGCAGCATTCATAATTGCAGACTCAACACCCCTATGTTCTGCGGCTGTAATGCTTGTTCCTGTTGCTAAATCAGTGTCTATTTTTGTTTGCAATATTTCTTTTCTTGTTGTCATTTTTTATATTTTTAAATTGTTACTGAATAATCTGTTGATGTATAATCTGATGGTGAATAATCTCCTACCGATGATGTAAAACTAATTTCTGCTCCATATCCTGTTCTGTATGTTATTCCATCATAGTTAGTTGCATAAGCTCTTACATAATATAAGGTACTTGGAGTTAATAATGTTAATCTACTTGTAAACGATGCGTCACCAATTCCTTGACTTGTTTTAGTGCTTAATGCAATTGTAGGACTTGGACTTGTTCCCCATACTATTCCTTTAGCAGTTATTGATAAATATCCATTTGATAATATATTTCCTCCTGAGGATGCTTCTTTTGAAGATATGTCTGTTATTGCTACTGTTTCAATTGTTGGTACAAATGTCGATGTAAATTTTTCTTCTGCTTTTATAGTTAATTCCTTACTTAAATTCTCATACTTCATACTCATTGGATATAATAAAATAGGTAATCCATTATTATCGTAAGTTTTGATATATCCTCTTGTTGTTCTTATATCGTCTTGTAATTGTATGTATTCACTAAACTCAACATTGGCAAAAACTACATCATTATACATTATAGGACTCAAAGTAGGAGCGTAAAAACCAGTTGTAATTGAATTTGATTCAGTAAGAGTTAATCCTGCATAAGTAGCTGTAAAATCTTTATTATTCTTATACCAAGTATTATTTACAGCTTGTCCTCTTCTGTATAAATTACAAGTAGATATATATTTTTTCCAATACTTCTCTATATTTCTTCTTATTGAGTATCTTAAATTTGAATATTTATCATTTGCTATTAAATTACTTATATTTGTAAATCCACTATCTGTATAATTAGTATAAGGAATCGTGTACTGGTCTAAAGTGTAATTAAAATATGTCAAAAAAGCATCTACATATCCTGATGGAGTAGAACCATAAGTTTTTAATCCTAAAATTTTATTAGAACACGAATCAACTATGTAAATTCCAACATTATGTATTGTAGGAGAAATTATTTCAAAAAAACTACCAACCTCTATTCCTAATGCTACGAAATTTATATTTCCACTACTATTTAATGTTAGTGTAGAAGTTGTTGAGCTATAAGAGTGTAGTAATGTTGTTTTTTCTGAATATGTTACACTAGATGGCGTATTTAAAGTATCAATAACAAATAAAGTATCATCGTTTTGTGATGAAGTATCTATTGATGCTTCAAATGCTTTTCTTCTATTAGTTTCAATTAAAAATGCATCCCTTGTCCACTCAATAGAAATATCTTTTTTATTCTCAACCATTTTAT